GCTGCTGCTGAGTTTTTAAATGCGGGCTTCTGCGAAGTAGTAGAGGAGAAGCCGGCAGTAAAAGCCGAAAGAGCAGTAAGTAAGAAAAGCACTAAAAGAAATACTAGAGCTAAGTAATGAGCTACACGATAATTACCCCAGCAACTTTAAAAGCTTTAACCGTACAAGAGGTTAAGGATTATTTGCGCGTAGATAGCGACGCAGAGGACACCCTGCTAGGGGTTCTTATTGACGCGGCTACACAAATGGCCGAGAGTTACTTAGGAAGGTTTCTTTTAACTACCGTTATAGAGGAGTTCTACGATTTTTTCCCCGTGTATAAAACGGGCGTAGATCCTTTCCGCGGAGATCGTAATATAATTTATTTAAGCAGAGGGCCAGTACAAAGCTTAGCGAGCGTTAAATACATCGACGGCAACGGCGACGAAATTACCGTAAACGCTAGCGACTACCGTACGGACTTAGTAAGTGAGCCTAGCCGCATCTTCCCGGAGTACGGCTGGTACGGTACTAAGGACACGGTAAACGCTGTTATAGTTCGTTATACTTGTGGTTATACTCAAGCCTCGGACGTACCGGCAAATATAAAAATGGCTATGCTTTTAATGATTGGCGAAATGTACGAGAAGAGAGTAGACAGCGTACACCGCCTACCTACAGCTTCCGAGTACTTACTTAACCCTTATAGAGTCTTCCGCTTTGATTGATCCGGGTAAACTAGATAGAAGGATTACCCTACAAAGTGCTAGCGTAAGTACGGACGGCTTCGGCCAGGCCGTACGAACGTACAGCACCTTAGCGCAGGTATGGGCTAAAGTAGATTATAGAGGAACCCCTAAAGAGGGGGAAGATACCGAGAAGCTAACGAGCTTAAATAAGGTACGCTTTACGGTACGCTACCGCAGCGACGTAGACGCCACAGTAAAGATAAGCTGGGGCGGTAAGACTTACGAAATTGAAGGCGTAAGCTTAGAGGGTAGAGAGCGCTACCTTATTATAGATACTGTACTAAGGGACTGATGAAAAGCGGCGTATACTTTGAGGTAGAAGGTTTAGAGAAAGCTTTAAGAAAGCTAAAGGCTTTAGAGGATATAGACCGTAAAAAGGCCCGCCAATTTAAAGCGGGTATAAAGAAAGCCGCTAAGCCTTTAGTAAAAGCTGTAAAGGGATCTATTCACAATTCCGATAAGAAAACGGCTAGTACTAGAAAAGTAAAAAAGAAAAACAAAGAAAGCACAGTAACTAATAAAAGCGGTAACCTTAGAAGGTCTATAGCTTTTATACCTTCTAAAAAGAAGGGAGCGCTTTTAGGTTACGTAGGTGCAAGGTTCGGTAAGAAAGCAGGTAAGACCTTCGACGGGTATTACGCAGCTATAGTAAACTACGGACTTAAAAGAGGTAAGGCTAAGGCCGAGCCAACGGAAAAACGTAACATAGATTACGCAGAAAAAGGCTACGCTAAAGCAGTAGCGCAAACACAAGCGCAGCTATTTAGAGAGGTGCAAAAAATACTAAAGCAGAGCTTATACCAGCTTACTAGATAATGACGGAAGGAAAAGCTATATACACAATCCTAACTAGCGACAGCGACGTAAACGCTATCGTAGGTACTCGCGTTTACCCGCAGATAGCAGCGCAGGGCGCAGGCTTCCCTTTTATAGTATATGTGCTACAAGATACAAGCCCTAGCGATACTAAGAGCGGGGTAAGTACTTTAGACGAGGTACGCTACGATATTGTAGTAGCTAGCGAAACTTACGCAGAGGCTAGCGATTTAACAAACAAAGTAAGAACCGCTCTAGATCGTTACACCGGAACGGTAGCGGGTGTAGTTATTGACTCTATACAGTTTATAGACTTAGACGCCGATAACGACCCAGGTACCGAGACTTACGTAACGAGCTCGGAGTATATAATAAGAGTTAAGCGATGAAAATAACACTAACGAAAAACGTAACCCTTCCAAGTGGCAAGAAGCTAAAGAAAGGTACTAACTTTGGAGTAGTAAACGAATACGGCCTAGAGCTTATAGAAGCTGGTAAGGCTGTAGAATTTGGGGCTGAGGCCCCCGTAATAATTGAAGAACAACTAAATAATCTAGATTAAAAATGGCAACTACCGGAATTATGAACGGAACCCTTTTAGGGGTTTATGCAGGCGCTACTCTAATAGCTCACGCTACCGAGGGCTCTATTTCTCTCTCTATGGACACGAGAGACGCAACTACTAAAGACTCTAGCGGCACGCGCTCGCTATTGGAGGCTACAAAATCGGGTACTATTTCAGTATCTGCTTTATACGCTGAAGATGCAGCTTACGGCGTAGATGATCTTATGGGAGCTTGGAGCGGACGCTCACAGCTTACAGTTAAATTTTCTACCGAAGTATCGGGCGACCACTACTGGGAAGCTTCAGCTTACGTAACCTCTTTAGAGGTTTCTAGCGGTATGGAGGATAACGTAACGTACTCGGCTACATTCGAGCTTACGGGAGCTATTACCTACTCTACAGTAGCGTAATAAACACTAACACAAACACTTAAAGCAAATGGTTAAACACGTAGAAATAGGAGGAGTAAGCAGGCCGGTTAAATTCGGTTTCGCTGCGCTTATGGAATTTACCGAAGAGAACGGCTATACTATGGCCGACTTAGATAAACTAGGCGAGAATATGAAACTTAAGGACGCGCTCTTTTTAGTGTGGTGTGGATTGAAGCACGGCGCTAGAGTAGAAAAGCAACCTTATAAGCATACGATCGAAGATATAGCAGACTGGCTAGACGAAAAGCCCGAAGCTATGGAGCAGGTACTAAACGTGTTTAGCTCTAGCTTTAATTCCTCGGAAGAGGAAAAAAAGTAAACGGGGCGCCGGGTGAAGGCCCGGCAGCCCCTTTAACTTTTGACTACTACCAGGAGCTAGCTTTAGGGCAGCTTAGCTGGACGCCGGCGACCTTCTACGAAGCGACGCCTAGAGAGTTAGAGAACGCCCTTAAGGGCTTCTTTAATTTATACGAAGTAGGCCAGCAGCAAAGCTGGGAGCGTGAGAGGTGGAGTACTACGGTACTAGTAAACCTACAGCTACCAAAAAACAAAAAGGTAAAAGCTACGGACTTAGTCCGCTTCCCTTGGGAAAATAAACACAAAGCCGCAAAGCTAAACAAACAAGAAGCTAAAGCAATTCTAAGCAGATGGCAAAAAGGACAATAGCAAGTACTAACATTAGCATAGGTGCAAACCTTAGCGGCCTCCAGCGAGGCCTTAAAATTGCACAGCGTAGCCTCCGTAAGTTCGGAGGGCAGGCTAAGCGTATAGGTAGTAATATTACTAGTAGTGTTACTTTACCGTTTGCTGCTGCGGGCGCAGCTGGTGTTAAAATGGCTACCGACCTAGATAGCAGCTTTAGCAAAATAGAGAACCTCGTAGGTATTACGGGTAAAGCTTTAGACGATTTTAAAAGCTCAGTAAAAGGCGTAAGCGCCGAAACTGGTAAGAGCCAGCAGGAGCTAAGCGAGGCACTCTTTACGGTAGCCTCCGCAGGTCTTCGCGGCGCTGAAGCTACGGAAGTTTTAGAGCGATCCGCGAAAGCCTCAGCTATTGGCTTAGGAGATACGCAACAAATAGCGCAAGCCCTTACCGGGGTTATGCAAGCTTACAGCTCTAGCGGAATGACGGCAGCGCAAGCGACCGACACTTTAACCGCTATCGTAAGAGAAGGTAACCTAGAGGCGGAAGCTTTAGCCCCTACCCTTGGTAGGGTAGTAGGTATAGCTTCCCAGCTTGGCGTAAGCTTTGAAGAGGTAGGCGCTAATATCGCAACCTTTACCCGTTTAGGTGTACCGGCTGAAGAGGCCGTAGTAGGTTTACGGGGTATTATGGCTAGCTTCTTAAAGCCTACAGCTGACGCTAAAAACGCTTTAGCTACTCTAGGAATGACTGCGGAAGACCTCCGTAACCAAGTAAGCGAGGAAGGCTTACAAGCTACCCTAGCTAATTTAATGACAGCCTTTGAGGGTAACGACGAGGCACTTACTAGCGTCTTCGGGAACGTCCGCGCGCTATCTGCTGTACTCGGTACAGCTGGAGCGCAGGGCGAGACCTACGCCGCTGTACTGGATAACATTAGTAACAGTACTGGTATAGTAGACGAGGGCTTCGAGAATGTAAGCCAAACCTCCGGCTTTAAATTTCAGCAAACCTTAAACAGTTTACGTAACGCAGGTATAGAGCTAGGAGCTGCTTTACTTCCAATGGTTACAAAAATAGCCGAGTTTATAACGAAAGCTATAAACAGCTTTAGAGATCTTAGCACCGAGACAAAAACGACTATACTAACCCTAACTGCAATAGTAGCGGCAAGCGGCCCTATTATGAGCGGTATAGGTTTTATAGCTACAGCTATAGGCGCACTACTTAGCCCGGTAGGGTTAATTATAGTAGGTATCGCCGGGGCTGGTTTTGCTATGTATAAATTTTGGGATCAAGTAAGGCCCATTTTAGTAGGAGTAATAAACTACTTTATAGACCTCTATAACGAGAGCACTATTTTTAGGGTAGCTATACAAGGCGTTATTTTCGCCTTTAAAGCGCTTTGGACTATTGGCTCTGCTATATTTGGAGCGTTTACTACACAGCTAAAAGCTATAGGTAAAATACTTATAGGAGCGTTTACCTTCAATAGGTCTCTAGTAGAAGAAGGTTTAAATGATATTAAAGAGGTTTCCCTCGACGCTGTACAAGATATAGTAGAAGGAATAAAAGAGGACTTTAACGAAGGCTTCGAGGAAGCATTTACTCCTAAAGATAAGATAGAGCTAGTAACCGAGCAAGGTCTGCAGCAGGGTATCGATGATATGATAGCCCCTATGATGAAGGCCTGGGAAGTAGCTAAATCTTTTTTTACTTTCAAAGGATTTACCCCGCCTAGTACTGATAACGACGATGACGGCGGCGACGACGATAAAGATAAGACTAAGACTACCGAAAAAACTGTAAAGAACCTAAGTAAGATGGGTAAGGCTTGGGGACAATACAGCACCCAAGTAAAAGCGCAAAGCGAGGCAATGGCGCAAGCTATTACCGGAATGGTAGACAATGTACTAGCAGAGGGTATAATGCGACTAGGAGAAGGCCTAGTAACGGGTAAAGCTTCCTTCGAAGATTTTGGCGTATTCTTACTATCAACCTTTGCGAGCACTGCGGAGCAGTTAGGTAAGCTAGCTATAAGTGTAGGTTTCGCTGTAGAGGGTATTAAGAAAGCCCTAGAAACTTTAAATCCCGGTGTAGCTATAGCTGCGGGTATTGGTCTCTTAGCATTAGCAGGAGCGGCCCGCGGTAGAATGAAGCAAATAGCAGCAGGTAAAGAGCAGGTAAAACTAGCTAAAGGAGGTCTAGCCTACGGAGAAACTTTAGCAGTAGTAGGGGATAACCCTAACGCTAGAATGGATCCGGAAGTAATAGCCCCACTATCTAAGCTGCAGAATATGCTAGGCGGAGTAGGTGGCGGTACTGTAACGGTAGTAGGTAAGCTATCCGGCCAGGACATCTTACTAAGCAGCGAGAAAGCAAATAGAACACGAAGCAGATATAGAGGATTTTAATAGATGGGTGTACTACTTTACAGCGTTTTTAAGAGTGATTACGGGAGCGATTTTACTATCGAGATTCACGATACGGATTTTAGCGGTACTCCTTCCGAATTTAAAACGGATAGCCGAGGTTTTACCTTAGACTATAGCGGAGAAACGGACGATATAGTAAGCCCTATTATTGGTTCGAGCTGTACTATAGGTATGTACGTAGAAAACGTAAACCAAGAGTTTGACCTAATAAGCAAGCTTAAAGACTACCAAGAAGACCGCTTTTATATTCGGATCTACTCTAGTGAGGACAGCCGCGTAATTGATATTACCGACACTACCGTAAGCAACTTTAATACAAGGGTACAAGCTGACGGGGGAACGGTAGAAAGCACGAGCTGTATAACGCAAGATATAACGGCGCTAGGTGGTGCGAAGTTTTACATACCTTCAGTAAGTAGCGATATTTACTGGGTAGGTAAGATTACGCAGGACTTAGTAACGCTAGAAGACGATTACTACCCGTACCTCTACGAGATCAAAGCTGTAGACGGTATAGGCTTACTTTCCAATTACGACTATAATACCGCAGGAAATAAGACGCTTTTTGAGATCTTCGAAGAGAGTATAAACCTTATAGGGGTAGACCATTTGTATAGCGGCACTAACTTCTACCTAAGCACCTGCTTTAATTATTGGGACGCTAACCAAACCTACGACGTAGACGTAGACAGCTCGACGCTGGTACGCTTTAATACTTTAGTGTACCGTGAGACTAACGACGACGGAAGCTTTACACAGCCGAAGGCCTTAGACGTCCTTAAAGAGCTTTGTACGATCTTTGGCGCTCGTATCTACCAACGTAGGGGCGCTTATGTATTGGAGCAGTATAAAGAGCGCGAAGACGTAGAATACCGTTACTTTAATTATGATACCCAAGGCGACGAGCTTACGGTAGAAGATCGTATAGACGACGCTACTATAGCGCAAACAAGCTACCAAGGGGCAAGGCTTAACGGAGGTGCTTATAACTTCTTACCGGCTTTAAAACGCGTAGAGGTTACCTACAACCAAAACCGACTAAACAACTTACTAGCGAATCGTTTAACCTTTACGGGTGCTTCAAGTGCTGTAAGCTTGGGTACTTTGGTAGACGACAATAACGCGCAAGTAAACGTAAACGGGAATGTATACTATAGCTTTATATATGACGGTAGCGGAGCTACTGTAGGTACGGATTTTTACCGCGCTGTATTTAGGCTAGAGCTTAAGCAGGAAGACGTAAATAACCCCGGAACGTATTACTACCTTAAAAGAGACTTCCAGCCTTCGGGAAATGGTCAGCTCTATAGCGCTACTAGCTGGAGCACGTCCGCAAGTTATTACTACTTCGACGCAGGCGAAGGAAAGAATAACGCCAGCGGACTTAACCTAGCGAGTTCTTTTAACATTATAAGCCCTCCGCTGCAAGTAGACGGGAACGCTACGCTAGACGTAGAATTTTACGGCTTATATAAAAGAAATATAAATAACGTTTTAATAGCGGTAAATGCTCCCGTAAATTATACGGACACAGCTACAATAAACGAGGTAACGGCCCTATACTTAAATAACGGGGTACCGGGTACTACGGTGCAGGTATATACCTCTACAAATGGAAATACTAAAGTAGCGAGTAACCTTACTCTAGATCTTGGCGAGGTTAAGGTAGGCGACAGCCAAGGGCTCGACGGTAGCTTTTATATTTACAATGGTACGACCTGGGTACCCTCTACAAGCTGGAGACGTGGAAACACCGGCAGCTATATAAACCTTTACAAGCTCCTAACTAAGGAAGTGTTAAGCTTCTACCGTAACCCGGTAGAAAGGTACAGCGGCACGATCCTAGCACCTTATACCTATGGCACTAGGTTAGTATGGGATAGTAAATACTATATGCCTACCAGCGCTAGCTATAACGCTGGCTTTGATGAGTGGAGCGGGGAGTGGTTCGCTATAGATGCGGACGAGACCGATATAACGGTAAGCGAACCGGTAGACCTTGACCCAGTAGATGCGGGTTTTGTAGCTCGTATTAGTGGGCAAGCGGGAGCGGACGAGGTTATAGTAGGTACGGAGCTTATAACGGATAACGCCGAAGTATCTAATAATACAACAGTAGGCGGTACGCTAGGGGTTACGGGTGCCAGTACTTTAGCTACTACGAGCGTAGGGGAGTTTACTACTACCGATAGAGTGAACGTAACGCTTAACGAAATTACGGGTAACCCAGGAGGCAGCGAAAGCATAAGCGCTAGAGATCACTTTAATTTTATTAGCTACAGTGGTGCTAATGGTAACTATACTGTAAACCTTCCGGCAGCTGAGAACGGCGTAATAATGCGCTTTAAAACGGACGACACCGTACTAGCGAACAAGACTATAACGCTCCAGCCTCAAGCTGGGGAGCGTATAGACGCCGAGAGCACTTACTCTATGGATCGCAGCTACGACGGTATTACCTTACTAGGTAAGGACAGTAACTGGTATATAATACAAAAGAAAGAGAAGTAAAAAAAATAGTCCAACTTTAATAAAAATAAAACGAATGAAAAAAGCTACTTATTTCTACCTGCTACGCAGAGGCTTTTTTAGCGGCGGGGGCGTAAATGTTATAGGCGCTCTAGTATCGGCTTTTAAAGACCGGGTAGAGACGGACGGCGGGACGCTTGAGAGCGAGAGCTGCCTTACTACGGATCTAGAATTTTTAACACAAAACCCTTAACGCATTATGAGTTTTTTTGACGATGCATCTTTAGCATTTTTACCAAGCGGCGCGGCTGGCAAGGACGGCAAAGCGTATAGCATAAAACCCACGGACGGCACGGGGGACTTTACATTTTCACGAGGTTCAAACCTTGCGGCTACCCGTGTGGGGGCGGATGGATTGATTGAGAAAGGGCGGGAGA